AGCGAGAGTGGCGGCCTTGTTCGCCTTGCCAGCCAGAGCATTTGTCATGGTGGTGGCAAAGTTCGGATCATTGCCGAGCGCATCTGCAAGCTCTTTCAATGTGTCGAGTGCGCCAGGTGCAGATGCAACAAGAGCAGCCACCGCTTGATTGACCGCCGCCGACGCTTCCGACTTGGTGAAGGCATCGGTGATGCCATAACCAGTCAGAGTCGTCGGGTTATCGCCGCTGACAACAAGGCCCCGTTTGTCGATGGTCACCTGTCGGTAAGTGCCTGGTGTCTTGTTCGCCGGCAGCGCAGCGGCCAGCGAATCATCGACATATTGCCGAGTGGCCAACACCACCGCCGGATCGATCTTGAGCACAATCTGGGCGGTGTTCGACACGATGAAGTTCATGCGGATGATCTGGGTCTTGCCGGTGCCCTGAGCCAGCAAGGGCTTGAAGCTCGGCGCGCAGTTGGCCACCGCCACTAAGTCGCCGGCAGCGTCATACAAGCCGATCTCGCGTATCCAGCGCCCCCCGACGTCCGACGGAATCACCTGTTCGGTGATAATGACATTCGGATTGGCGGGATCGGTACGCACTTGGTTGACCGCAGCCCGGCGCCACTCGTTGATCAGCTTGGTCTGGCTGCGATCTGGCATGGGGGCTGTGCCGTTGGCATCCCCAACCGCCATATCTTTGAAGGTCCAGGGAATGCCCAGGGCGGTGGCATTGGCCTGTTTCGCCTCCCCCACCGCCGTCAGAATAGCGAAAAACTGACTGTTGGAATCGATCATGGGTACACATCCAGAGTGTCTATTTCGTCAATGCAAACGACCTGACCATAACGGCCGGTCACCTCGATATCACGGGGCGCAGGCGGATACACGTCGATCACTTCGCCCTGGTCCACGTAGGCGCCGAAATGGATCACCCCCGAGGTTTCCAGGCTGATGGCCAAGCCAGTCATGTGGCGGCTAACCGGTTTGGCGTCATCGATCAGGCGCGTTAGCTCGGCATACATCGCTTCCGTGATACCGGTATCCAGAACCCCAACTTTCAGGGCGAAGGTGGCCGGCGGGCCTTGCGGCACCGCCTGCCACCACTCGATCACCTCGATTAGATAGCCCAGAGGCTCCACTACCCGCCGTAGCGCGCCGATGGTTCCCTTGCGGGCATGAATGAAAAACGACGCTTTGATAGCGCTGCGCTTGACCGTCTCCGACCAGGCCGGGTCCCAGCGATCCACTGACCAGGCCCAAGCCAATTGCGAGAGCAGATGCGCCGGGCAGGTGTCGGGGTTGTAGAGCGTGCGCAGGATCTGGGAAACCTCCCCTGGCCGAGCCCCTGCGGCCTCCATGGCCCGCTCCAACGGCGTGCTGTTGATCGGTAGTAGGCTGGTCATATCAGCCCCCCAGCGTGACGCTGTAGCCGGTGCAGTACGCAGCCTGGGCCCGAGTCGGAGTGATGTCGCGCCAGTTGGCCAGATCGACCCTGGAAACTCCGGCGACGTGCAACTGGGCATCGATGGCCGAACGGGCAACCTCAAGCCCCAGCCGCCGGCGCGGATTCACCCAGTCGGCTAAGCGGCGCTGGGCCTCGGCCAAGGCAGCATCGCTTTCAGGGCCTGGGCCCTTCATATGCAACACCGCATCGATGCGGTACGGCAGCACCTGCGCGCTCTGTACCGTAACCCGGTCCCCCAGCGGCCGAACGTTCTCGTCATTGAGGGCCGCCGCGACCGTCGCCAACAGCTCGGCCCCGACCTGGCCGTCACCATCGAGCCCCAACACTGTCACCGTGACACACGCCGGCGAGGGGCTTTCAGCCTCGGCATCGGCCACCAGTGCCGAGGCGTTGCGCGCATGCAGGATGTAGCTGTTGCGTGGGCCTGCCGTTGTTAGCCCTTCGTAGGCCAGTTGGACGCGCTCGCGCAAAGCATCATCGGTCTCCTTGACCTCCCCTACAGGCGGCACCGCCTGCGGATCGGCTGGACGGATCACTAGGCGAGGAAGCTTGACGTTTGCCGCCAGGTGATCCAGGTCCGAGCCCTTGGCATGAGCCAGCAGCAGCGCCTTGGCCGCGTCGTTGACCCGGGCGCGCATCTGCATGTCGCCGTAGGCCACCAGCTCCAACTGCTTGACGACCGAGTCACTCTCGACCGCGGCGGTCCAGTTCTCGCCCATGGCCAAGCGGAACAGCGCCAGCTTGCGCTGGTACAACTTCTCATAGTCCAGGGGCTCCAGCACCTGCGGCGCCGACAACGCCGACAAGTCCAGTATGCTCATGCCGTCACCTCCAACACTGCGCTATCCCCCAGGTACTGGCCCACCAGCTGAAAGCTGATCTGCCCACCTACCACTGCCACCACCTGCACCCGCTCCAGCTTCAAGCGCGGCTCCCAGCGCAACAGCGCCCGAGCCACCTCGGCCTGGACGGCGCTTTTCCAGCCGCCGGTGACGGGCAAGTCGACGTAGCGGCGCAGGTCACTGCCGTACTCCGGGCGCATCCGCCGGCTGCCCAGCGGCGTGGTCAGGATGTCCTCGATGGACTGCCGCACATGCTCAAGGCCCGACAGCGGCTGGCCCGTTCGGCGATCCATTCCGATCATCGCGTCACCCCTGCGGCAGTAAATCCGAATGCGAGCGCAGGTAGTCCAGCGCCACCTGGTCGCCTGCCTCGGCCATTACGTGGCCCTGCTTCACCGGCAGTTGACGGCCATCCGGCAGGATCAGCACGCGGGAGGTATAGAGGGTGTCGAGGAACACCGAAGCGCCGGGCGCTGCCGGCTCCCCGCCGGTTTGCTCGGCGGGTTTCTTGGTTGTGGTCATGTTTGCTCCAGGCGAAAAAAAGCCCGCTGCTGCGGGCCGCTGGTTATTGAAGTGCTGCTGTCGATCCACTGTCGGGCATCACGCCCGAATGGGTATGAGTCGAACCGACGTTGACCCCGTTGTGCTTTAGGCTCGCGCCGTTGATTTGTACGTCACCGTTCAAGGTGATTTGCCCGGTCAGGGTGATGGTGTTGGCCTTGCCGGTGATCGCGCTATCGGTGATCACCGCCGAGCTACCGCCAACCTGGATAGTCACCGTGCCGCTGGGTAGGTTGATGCTGTAGCTCTTGGCCTGCCAGTCGTAGACCAGCGAGCCGCCATCGTCGAAGCGCCAAACCTCGACGTGGTCGCGGTTGTCCGGCTGGGCCCCAGCATTACCGTACAACCCCGGTACAAAGGTCCCCTGAGCAGGCTCACCGCTGGGGCTGATCAAAGCGCCCTGCTCGCCCAAGCTCGGCGCCCGCCAGTGCCGGGCCTTACCAGCGGCCTGGCTGTGCCAACGCACCCAGGCGCTGGTCCAGCCGGCACCATCAGACACCCGCACCATGGCGGCGGCCAGATCGACCGCGACCACGCTACAGGGAATGATCAGGCCGGCGATCATGCGGTCATGCGCTGCTGAAACGTAGCTCATGCCATCTCCTCCGGGCCCAGGTAACCGCCCTGATGATCCGGGCCGATGTCAGGACTGAACCCAAACACCAGAGTTCCAGGTGGCTGGTTGGGCCATGGCCACTCCTCGAGGCCGAGGTATAAGCCCTGGGTCCATTCCACAGCCCAGATTGTGTAGCCGTCCAGCTCGGGCCGCGTCCAATCCTGGCCAGAGCGGACAAACTGCGCAGCCTCTACCGGCTGACCCCAGGTCTGCATGCGTAGCAAAACCGCAAGCTGCGAGGCAATGAACAGCGCCTGCCGTTGAGATTGAGGTTGCTCAGCTCCCACCATCACCCGCGCTTCAAAGCGGGCTTCCAGCGCCGTCTCACCGGTCAGCGGGTCGGTTCCAGGCTCCAGTTCGACCAGCTCAACAATCACGGCCGGAAGTGCTATGCGCCCAAGCTTGTCAGGCATCACGGCTACATCAAACAGGCCGGGAATAGCCTCGCGGATATGCTGTTCGATGGCCTGGTAGAGCTGGTCTAGATCGAGGGGTTCAGACACCTTTGCTACCTCTCAAGTATTTTTGCAGCTCAAAGTTCAGCTCCTGCTCCAGGATCTCCAGCAGCCGCTGATCTGCCCGTTTAACCCATTCATCGAAGATGGGCCGCACGTCATCCAGCGATACCTTGGCCTTGGCCAGGGGGAAGCGGTTGTCGTTCTCGTTGATGAAGCCCGAGCGCCGTCGCCCCTCGCGGGTTTCGGGATAGTCAGCTGGGTCATAGTGGCGGCTGCCGGTACGAATCCAGATATCCGCCTGACTTCCATAGACCTGCTTGTAAAACGCCCCCTGATAACGCCTGCCCGCCACCGACACACCCGACCGGTTCTGGCGGGCGCGGCCGATTCGGCTGGACTCAATCGGGTTGATACCGAACCAGAGCTTGCCCTGCCCGGCGCTGTTGATCGGATAGGCCCGCAGGCGCTGGCGAACAGCCCCCACCGCTATACGCTCCTTGCTACTAACTCCCCGGGAAATGTAGGTGCGCAGCCAGCGCAACGTCTTGTTGATCGCCCGGCGCTGGGCCACCGCCGCCGCTTTCGGGACCAGAGCGGCAAAGTCCTTGAACGCCTGTAGATCCGCAGGCGACGATTGCAAAGTGATAACGCCATTGCTGGCGGCTACCCGAGCATAGCTAACATTCATGGGTTGATCCTCAGAACAAGCGTCACCAGGCCATCCCCCGTCGGCTCCACCTGGATCAGGGTGTAAACCCCACCGCCATCAGGCTCCGGCAGGTCGATCCGCACCTGTTGCCGGATCTCTACGCCCTCGGCGTCTGCCACACGAATCACCACATGCGGCTCGCGCAGGGCCGTAGACATCTTGCCGAGCCTGGGTTGCAGCCAAGGCGCGGAGAACATCCCCCGCACCTCGCGCCCCTCGATGTAGGCGGTGTCCGCCAGCACTTCAAACACCACCTCGTCGACATCCGCCACCAAGTCGCGAATGCCCACGGTCACATCTCCAGCATGATCTGCGCGAGCGGCCGCGTGCACAGGTGCAGCGGGTTCGACTGAGCTTCGCCGGCCATGCCCTTGTTGAACGGCAGCGGCTCGATCTTGCTGTAGTACGGCAAGCCCTCGGTGTTGACCGTTTCCATGTAGTCGGCTGGAGCAAACACCGAGATGTACAGATCTGGCACACCTTCGGGGATCAGCAGCGCCTTGTCGTCATGAACAAACGAAACCCCAGCAACTTTGCCGCGATAGCGCTCCCAGACAATACCGCCGAATTCGAAGCTCTCACGGGCATCCCCCCGCAGTGCTGCCGCCTGCTGAGTGTTGACGAAGGTTTCTTTGACTTTCGCGTGGGCAATCAATTTGGGCCAGAAATTCTTGCCACAGAAAGCCCTTGCTCCAGTGCTGGTGATACTGCCCAAGGCATCCTCTTGCAGGTCCAGGGCCTCGCCGCATTTGACGCGGATTTCAGTGGCAGGGTCGTTGAGCCCCATCGACATCTTCTTACGACTCACCCCAAAGGTCTTGTAGATGTCCAGCAGCACCGTCTTGCCATCGGCATCGAGGATCTGACCGTTCAAGGCGCCCATACGTTGGAACTCGTGAGTAACATCCAACTGTCGACGGCACTTGGCCAGGCGCTTGTTAACCACATCCTGAACCGACTGCAGCTCGCTGCGGGTGCCGAAAGCACGAATGCCCTGGATCTCATCGGCCTTGATAGCGAAGCGCTGCGGCAAATGCACGGTGTTGAACGGGATCAGGTTGCGCTTGCTACCACCGACCACCAGACCCGAGGTGCCGCGCTCGCCCGCAGGGACCAAGGCGATGGTGTCGCCGTCCTTCTCGATCTGAACCGTCAGGGTGGTAATGCCCTCCTCCTGGAACAGACCCAGGCTGCTGATACGACCCGGCAGGTATTCCTGCTCGTTGATCGCCGCAGTCAGCGAGGAAACCGAAAACGCATCGTCGTTAAAAATCTCAATGTCAGCCATGAAGCAATCTCCAGAAAGCAAAAAACCCGCAAGGGCGGGTTCGATAAACGAGGGTGAAGGGTCTTAGCGGACGATCACGAAGTGACTGGCCAGGGCCTTTTCAGCCGCCATGTCGAGGCCAGTCAGACAAGCCTCACTAACCTCAGCAAGGCGCACCACGGCGCGACCGCGTCGCACCACATCCGACTCGCCCAGTGGGCCGTAGAGGATGGCCTGGGCGTTCTCGCTGCCGTCTTCGGCAGTTGGCTTGTAAGGCGCGAACTCACCGGTAGCAGTGACAAGGCCGAGGATCTGGCCGGGCTCCAGGGCCGGGCCGGCGGCGACGTTGATGGCTTCGCGGGAGATGTTGCCGGCGCCTTCGGACAGCAGGAATTCACCCGCATGCATCGGCTCACGTTGAACAGTCATGGTCTGGTTCCTTTTGCGGAGGGTTGTTGTGCAGCTTGGCGAGCAGCCCAGATTGAGGGCTGGTCGATTTTCTTGGCCTGTACCTTGGGCGGGGGGTCGTTTTCCAACGGCAGGCTGTTATTGATTTCAAAGCCCTTGCCGGTGCCCACCAGCTTGTCGAACAAGCGAGCGCGGACACCGGCCGCGTCCAAGCCAGTGGCCACGAACTCGGCGCTGAACTCCGGCAACCGAGCGGCTACGCACAGATCGTTGATGGTCTTGGCCCGGGCCAGGCCAGCCTGGACCACCGCCTCACTTTCCAACTGAGTGGACTTGAGCAACGGTTCTACCAGGTTGCTGATACCGGACTCAGCGCAACGCTGGGTGATCAGCAGAGCCAGCTGGGCAGCGTCCACCACCGGAGCCGGTTCGGGCGGTGTTGCCGGCTCACCCGGAACCGTTGGCGGTTGCTCGTCCAGCTGGGCCAGCAGCCCAGGGGGCGCGTTGCGAAAGCGCCGCAGCGCATCGCCATGGCCCAGGCAGGCGCTGACCTTGACCCCGTCGCCTACTTCGTCCGCCAGGCCCAGCGCCACAGCCTCGTTGGCGGTCAGCCAGGTTTCGGCATCGACGAGGCGCCGCAGCTCGGCATCGTCGATGTCCGGCGCCTTAGACTTGTAGGCCGCGATGATCGCCTCCAGGGTCTGATCCAGCACATCGGCGACCTTGCGGAAGTCGTCGGCATCGCCTGCAGCATAGGTCCACGGGTTGTGAATCATCACCATGGCGTTGGCGGCGATCACCACTCGATGCGCGCCGCACACTGCCACGCTGGCGGCGCTGGCGGCCAGGGCGTCAATCCGACCGGTACAGCGCTCGCCCAAACGCGAAAGCGCGTTGTGCATTGCCAGGCCATCGAACAGATCCCCACCAATGCTATTGAAGGCAACCACCACCGGCGACACTCCGTCATCCAGGGCCCGCAGATCCTGCACAAACTGATTCGCGGTCACGCCCCAGGCGCCGATCTCGCCATACACGAACACTTCGATGTTGCGTTGTTCGGCTTCGCCGCTGGCTCGCAGTGTGTACCAGGTCTGGTCCTTGACCGGCACCAGCGCGCCGGCAGCGTCGTAGACGCGGACCTGAGTTTTCTTGCTCATGGTTGCTCCTTGTCGTCGAGCAGCTCGACGCTTTCGAGGGTGTTGTAGTTGAGGCCCAGGCCGTTCGCCCGCTCAAGATCAGCGGCGTTTTCCGCGTCGACCGTTTCAGCGTCGTAGCCGGTACGCAGGCACATCTCGCTGCGCGAGGCGAAGCCGGCCTGCACTTCCATTCGTCGGGCTTGAACGTCCTGTACCGGTTGAAGGTACGGCCAGCCCTGGGGCACCCAGCGGGTACGCAGGTATTCACGGCGACGCTGGGCGTAGTCCGGCAATTGCACGGCACCGGCCAAGAACGCCATATCCAGCCAAGCCGCACGCACCGGGCGGCAGAGCTGGTGCACGTAAACGCCGAACTGCAACTGCTCCAGACGCCGGCGAAACTCGTTCAGCACCACCCGCATCACACGATCGTTGATGTCCTTCATATCGCCGGTAACGATCTCGTAGGGCACCCCCGCGCCGGCAGCAGCAGCCATGAGTTGCTGGCGCATGAAGTCCGGGTAGTTGTTACCCGCATCCGGCGGCGTGGAGAACTCGACCTCCTCCCCGGGCCCTAGCTCCTGCATGGTCCCCGGCTCCAGCGCCACCATCGGCGTGAACCCGTCTCGATCCAGAGTCAACGGCTGGCCGGTGACGGGATCGAGTGCCGGCGGACCACCTTCCGGCGTGGGACGGGTAATAAAGCCCGCGAACAGGTTGGCGACCTCCTGCCGGAACAGCACCGCATCATCGTAGTTATCGAGGCTGCGCAGGCGTTTCAGCACTGGCGACAGGCGCGGTACACCACGCAACTGGCCGGGCTCCAGCGGGTCGAAGATGTGCAGCACCTGGGCGGCCGGCACTCGCACTAGCTGGTTATAGCCTCCAGTCAATGCGGAGGATTCCCCCGGGTGCGAGCGATACATCCAGTACGCCACCCGCTTGCCTATGCCGTTGAACTCGATCCCGGCCCGAATGACGTTGCCGTCGCGGGTGGTTTCAAATTTGTCATGGGGCACAAACTCCGGCGCCAGCAGTTGCACCTGCAAGGGCACCGCCAGCCCATCCTCGGTTCGACGCGGCCGCAACCGCACGAAGCATTCACCCGAGGTTTCAACGGTCCGGGCGACCAGCGCCTGCTGGCCATAAAAGTCGGTTAGCTCGTCGGCATCCGACTCGTCCACCCAATCCTCCCACAAGACATGCAACAGCTTGCGCAGGTCGTTGTCGACGGTCTGGGCCCGAGGGGTAATGCCGGTGCCGATCAGGTTACTGACCCGCTTGTCCACCACGTTGAAGGCATAGGGGTCATTACGCACCGCTGCCCTGGAGCGCGAGCGCAAGTTGCGCAAGGCCGGGGTGTTGATACTGTTGAGGCTACTCTCCGGGGCGTCCCAGCCCGCCGACCGGCGCCCCTCCCCGGCGCCTTCGTAGCTGGCCTTGATGTTTGATGGCAGCAGGAAGCCTTGACGGCTCAACGTTGGGTAGTGGCGAGCCATTACAGTCCTTTGCCCCCGTGGTAAAGCCGAACCACGCGGGGGCGTGGGCCAGCACTTGCGGCAAGACTGCCTCGGATCTCCTCGCGAGCCCTGAGCAGCTCGTCCACCGTCCGGTATTCCACCGTGCGGTCGACATAGCGCACGGTTTTTTCACCGCGAGCGATAGCCGCCTCGATAGCGTCGAGGTGTTTCTGGGTAAAGGACATATCAGCGTCTCTTGAGATAGCCGCTGGTGGACATGCGGCGTTGAGGTTGCGGCGCTACGGGTTGGGCCCTGGCCACAGGTGGCAGAGCCGGACTCTCGATGGCCTGTGGTTCCGGTTCATCGGTCGCGGGTGCAGGCGACACCGCCTGCTGGCCGGCCTCTTCGTCGAACAACCCGCCCTGTGCCAGCGCCTGCCGGACCCGCTCCCAATCAGCGTCGAGGTAGCGATTGATGCCCAGGTAATGGGCCATCGCCAGGCAATACACCATCAGGTCGAGCGCTTCGTTTCGGTCAGCCTTGCCCTTCACCCACTCGATGCGCTTGTAGCCTTTGACGTAGCGGGCCACCTTGCTTTCGGCCACGCACTGGTCAAAGAACTCGTCGGGCAAGTCGTTGGCAAAGTGCAACGCACCCGGACCGTCTGGGAACGGGTAGCGGTTGTAGATCCAGTCCTTGGCGGTGTCGGTGCCGACAAACCACAGCTCGGCGCCGTTGCGCTCGGTCTGCCCGCGCCAGGTGACATCGACCATCGACGGGCGCTGGGCAATGACCGGACGCCCGGGCTTACTAGCCCCCTTGATGGCGAATATGTTGCGCCACCGGCGAAGGCGGCAGAACTGGTAAACCTCGTCCGTGTGGTGACCACCGGAGTCGACACCCGCAGCCAGGACCGCCAGCGCGACGCCGCAAGGATGCCGGTATCGCGCCTTGAGCTTCTCGTCCAGCACATCCCATGTCTTCTGGTTCGCCGGATCGCCCCAAATCACCTGGTGGTCGATAACCCAGCGCTCCAGGCCAACACCGAAGCCCATCACCATCAGCTCAAGGCGGTTGGCCTGCACGTCGACCGCAGCGGTCAGCATCAACACCCCGGCCGGCATCGAGCCGAGGCTGTAGCGCTCAAGCCGGGCCCGATCCCGTAGGACGTGGGCCTTGGTTTGCTCCTGGGCGCTGTCCCAGACCTTGGCCAGGCGGGTGTTGTAAAACACCTGCATCGGCTCCAGGTTGCCAGCGGCCTGGGCCTTCTTGGCCTTCTCGTACTGCCGGGCCAAGGTCCGCCAGTCGGTCCAGCCGGAAGGGGCGTACAAAGCGTTGAGGCAGAACCCCACCGTTTCCCCGTCGCCCTCGGCGTGCGCCCGCCACTTTCCGTTAGCCAGCATCCATCCTTTGTGGTGTTCCTCGATCAGGACATCACACTCAGGACCTGCACACTGGTAGTGCGCCACGCTGAAATCAGCGGAGTACAGCAGGCGCTCCCACTCCAGCACCTGGTGATGCCCGCAGGTTGGGCACGGCACGTAGTAATGCCGCTGGTCGCTGGACTCGAACAGGTCGCTGATCCGCGAGGCGCCCTTGATGGTCGGCGAGCTGGAAAAGTAGAACTTGGCGTTGCGGCCGAAGGTACTGCCCCGGGCTTCCGCCAGTTCGATGGGGTCGCCCTCCTCGCCCACATCAACCTCCCACCGGTCGACCTCGTCACCGTACACATACCGAGCCGATAGCTCGGCAAGGTTGGCGGCAGAACCGGCCGTGGTCACATACAGCGAGCCACCTTCGAACTCCTTGGTGTCCATGGTGTTGCGGGAGTCGCGGGAGCGGCTGGACGCCACCCGCTTGTTCAGCTCAGGCGTGGCCTTGATCGTCTTGCCGATCCGCGACGAAACCCGCTTGGCCAGGCCGAGGCTCGGCAGCAAGGTCAGGATGTTGGATGGGGCCATGTGGATCAGGCCGCCGATCCAGTTCAAGGCGATCTGGGTTTTCATCAACTGCGAGGCCACCATGGTCACCACCCGTTTGCAGGGGTGGGCCGGGGACAGGCAGCGCATGGGTTCTCGTGCGTACGGCGTACGGTCCGTGCGGTACTTGCCGGGCTCTGCGGCTCCCGTGTCACGCGGGATTCGCATGTATTCATCTGCCCATTCGTCAACCCATAGTGCAGGGTCTGGCTGTAGCCCTCGGCAATACGCATCGCGGTACACCTCTGCACCGTTTGCGTATTCGGGCATAGGTTCAGCTCTGTGTGATGGCTTGTTGTAGGTCGGCGTCGGTCATGCGTCCGGCGTCTTCAAGGGCCCGGCGAAACGCCCCAGTCAGGTGTCGCTCGATTTCCCAGGGATCGCTCAGTGCCGCGACCTCGGCAGCCAGTTGCGGCGACATGCTGAACAGCAAATCACGGACCATGCGCCCCGCGTTGTAGGCCGCAACCGTTACCGCTTCGCGATCAACGAGGTCACCCTGGACCTTGTAGAACTCAGCTTCGGCCAGCTTGGCCAGGTAATGCTCCCGGTGGGCTCGGGACTTCTGAAAATCCGGGCCTTTGCTGGGGAGTTGCGGCACAGCATCGGTTTCAGCAGTCGGCACCAGGCCGCTGCGCACATCGCGATCAATGCGCGCTTCTTCATGCCGGGCAGCCACCGCCGCCTTGCTGGGGTCTGCCGATTCAGCCAGCAGGGCCTCGGTTGCCTCCAGCTCGACCTTGCCGTCTGCGGTCAGCACCAGCCGATCTTGCTTGGCCAGTTTGGAAACGTAGGACTTGGCCCAACCGCGCCGGGCCGCAAAGTCCGACTTGCTGATAACGGTCATGTGTTTGACGTCCAGTTAACCCAATGAATACGGGGTGTTCACCAGTTCACCGCCAGTTCACTAAGCGGGTGAACCAGCCGCTAACAAAGATCCGCGGGTTTCCGACCCCGTGTCCGGGAAAGGCTCCCAGGGTCCCCGGCGGTTTTCGGCGCCCCAATCTGGTGCACCATCACTGCATCGCTCAAATCCGAGAGATCGCCTGTCACGAATAGCCAAAGAACCCACTTACGCAAACTCACGAAGCGCCTCTTGCAGGCGCTTGGCCTTCACAATGGCCTCCGCATTGCTTTCGCGTTCAGCCTCAACCGTCAGGGCAACTTCTTCGATACGCGCAGCCAACGCCTTCATGCGTTTGCTGAATTCATCGGCCACACACACCACCTCTCCTGACAGAACGGCCAAAGCGTCCAGCGCGCCCTCAGGCGTCTTGATCGATACAACAACCTGCTTTGCTGCCTGAGTCACAGTCTGTTCCTTCTTCGTTTTGGGGGTTGTTGGATCACGCTGGAATTTGCCACCCTCCGGTTCCCTGATAAGCCCAGCATCTTTGAGTTCACCGAGTGCGCGCCGGACGGCATACGCCGATGCTCCACTGGCATTGGCAGTGAGGACTGCGCGATGAATATCCCTAGCGATCCAGGATGTTTGAATGGGTACATAACCGAAGACTTTTTGAGCAATAGAGGATTGCCCTGCAAGCATCTGCTGCTGCCTGGATTCATTCATTTGAAGAAACCTGCTTAATCGGGGGCTGGGGGGCGCTACTCAGAGCGATTTGATTCGGCGGACACTTCAATGACGCCGATCCGCCGAGCCGCCCACCGTTCGTACAGGCCAATGGCAACATCCGCCCCGGCCATCGCAGTCAGGCAGCCGAAGGCGCCCGCCGTCCAGATCGAAACACCGGCGCCGATCAGCAGCATCAGCGCTGCCATGCCGCAGACGATGCACGCACCGGACCGAAGCGCTAGGCGCCGCAACAGCACCCACCCCCGGGCGCCATCCTTGTCGGCTCGCCACATCTCGCCGGACACACCGCCCACCAGGGCCAGGACAATTACCAACCAGATAGGCATCTCTGCCAGCGCTTGCTGCTCGTTAGTCATAGGGGGTCTCAAATGGGGGAGCGCGGCGAACGCCGGAAAAAGAAAACCCCGCCAGGGTGACGGGGTTTTCAGCGCCCCGACCAAGGTCAGGACAAGGTGCACAGCACGTGCTCAGGTGGAGCGCCTAGGCGCAGGTCGCATATCGTGGTGACTTTTTACCCCCCTCCGGAAAAACCGAAAAGGGGGTATTTTCGGTTGGTCAGAACGCGACACAAACACGACAACAACGCGACAACAATACGACCACAACACGACAAACCATCCCGACGAACGGTCAAAGCTGCCAGCGTGCCTCCCTCGACGCAATGTAGTCTCTTCCGGCACGACTGCTGCGCTTGGGGCCACCACGGGCCGTGACCGTTCGTACTGCAAGAATGACCTGCACTTGCTGATGCAGCCGGTGGACCCAATTCCGGTAAGTTCGATCTGCACTGGTGGGCAACTGCAAAAGGGCGAGCTGCGCCTGGACGGTCAACGGCTTGGCAGGCAGGTAGCGGTTATGCGCAAGCCGGACCAGCAGGGCTCCTTTCTCTGACTGGCGCTCAATCTGCGCGAGTGCGGCCGAAACCTCCGAAGCAATGTGATCAATCCCAGCACCGCCACCAGGCAAACGCGGCCCTGGCGTCCCACGCGGTGCGCACCCTCCCCACTCCATGATCGTTGCCATGGGGCTGCCTAAGCCGCCGCCATCACCCACGCGGCCGAGCTGGGCCGCCCAATGCAACATCAGCTCCTCGATCTCCTGAATCATTGCCCCACCCCCCTGGAAACCATACCCGACACAAAAAACACCCAACCCAACACAAACCCAACACAAATAAATCCCTTTAAATTCAATGATCTAATAGAACCTGTGTTGAGTGTGTTGGGTTTGTTGGGTTTTTCAGTCCTCGCATGGGAAATAAAATCTGCCTTCGAACCGGCTCCAAATAACGTCACGCATGCGCGCCCGCGTAGCCAAACCCAACACACCCGACACACAGCCCTAGAGCCCGTGAAATAGAAGGGTTTAACCTGTGTTGAATTGCCAAAACCAACCCGACACACACCCAACACACCCAACACACATTTGAGCGCAGTCATGGTGCAGGCCTCGGCACATGGTCCCAACTGTCCACGCTCCACCCGGCGACCCGAGCGCGGGCCCGCCACTCCTCGACCTGCTTGCCCAGGGCGGCCGCTTTCATTGAAGGGGGCGGGGAAGGTTCAAGATTGGGAGGAAAGAAGAACGCGCCGAACTTGCGGTTCATCCCCTCGGTCCAGGGGATCGCCCGCGTCTTATCGATCTCCGAACTGAGGAACAGCGAAAACTTGGTTTGGCTCATGGCGTGCTCCTTGTTGCGCTGGCACCACTCAAGAAACACCGCGTACACATCCGAAGACAGGCACGGTCCCCACAAACCAAAACCCAGCTCGCCATAGCGCCACAAGTGCAAGAACGTCTGCCAGGCGGCCCGACTCAAGGCCACCAGCCGCTCCCGGGCTTCGGTCGATGGCGGGCGTGTGCGCTGGTTGAAGTCGCCCAGGTCCACCGAGAGCAACCAGCCATACAGAGCCGCCACGCCACCCTCCTCCAGCTCCTTGCCTATCGCCTTCTGGCGCTCCACTGGCAACGTTTCCATGGGCCACATGACAAGCATCCGGCGGTCGCTGTCGCTGATCGGCCAGGGCAGGATCTCGTTACTCAGGAACACTGCGTTCATGTGGTTGGCTTCCTCCCAACCGTTGATGAACTTGGATTCCATCCGCACGGTCTTGCCGGTGATCAGGTGCTTGATCTTGCCCACTTGGTTGTAGCGCTGGTCACGGCTCACCACTTCTTCAAACACCGACCAGAGTTTGCGGCTCTGCCATGCGTTGAAGTTGCTCTCAAGCTGGGTCTGGCCCACGGTTGCCGCGTACTGGCCGTACAGCATGCCCAACGCATCGGCGAACAACAGGCTTTTGCCCGAGCCTTCCATGGTGCTGTGCATCAGCACTGCGGTATCCATCTTTGCGCCCAGGTGCTGGAGCGGATACGCCAGCCACCGTGTGAGCCACTTCACTGCGGCTTCGTCGTTGTTGCACAGAAACGAGATCAGCCAACGTAGGTTTTTGCAGGCGTCGTCGTTCCGGACAGGCTCCAGCGGCAGCCCGTCAAAGGTGTTGATATAGATCGATGGGTCTTTCGTCATGGTCGGGTCGAACACAATGTGTTCAACGTCCACCGTCCGCCGTTCGCTGCTGTTGAGCCACAGCGCGTAGGCATCACCGAGGGCCATCTTTACCGCACCTTCGGCAATGCGCCGCTTCTTCTCTCGGTCCCAGACGTCTTTAGTCCCATCGATGTACACGTAGCGGTCGGTCGGAGACATGCCGAAGGCGTCTGTCTTCTTGCCTGCCATGCGCCGCGCCTGCTCCAGGTCGCTGACATGGTCAGCGGAGATAAGGCGCTTGCTGGTGTTGTCCAGCCATTCCTTGGCAATGGGCTTACTGACTCGTGCCTCAAATGCCGACTTCTTCATAGACCGCGCTTGATCGCAGTCCCAGACCTGGGTGGTGCCCTCGATCAGTGCAAACCGACGCAATACCTGTTCAGCCGTAAGGACCTCCCCCGTGCCCCCCATAGGAGCTGGAGCGGCCTCGCTTTCTGCAACTGCACCGACCAGGCCCGGCCCGCTCATGTCCTCAGAAGGGGGCGGGGGAAGATCCCGAGGATCTGGACGCAATGAATGCTGCATACCCAACAGGCGCGCAGCCTCTCGCACCGCCCGGGACTGGTCGCCGTTGTGTTCCAGCAGGCAATAGACCTCGAAAGCATCGTTCTGGTGACCGTTGGCCAGCGGATCGGCGCCGTGGTGCGAGTACACCCGTTCATCTTTAACCGTGATGCCGGGCATACCGGTACTGCTTTGTGCATACAGCCACTTACTGCCGCGCTTGATGTAGCCATGGGCCCGCAGCAGTTCCTCGACGTCGTGACAGCGGTTGAACTCGTCGATCACCGACGGCTGGTCACCTTTGGGGGCAGGTCGCTTAATTGCTTTGCCGGGGTCCTTCTTGGGCTTCGGCGCCCAGGGGCAAGCCGCCTCGGCGTCACGCTTGAAGATGTCCCAGTTGTTCCAGATCGAAAGCAACTCACCCGGCAGCATTGGCAAACCATCGGCCGCATTGGGCGCAGTCCGCCAGAAATAAGGCTTGCCGGTGCCTGGATGGATCGAAGGAGGCAATACGTCCTGCACCAGGCCTGCGCGCAGCTCCAGCACAGTGAACCGCTGGTACTCTTGCGCCTCGGTCTTGGCAGCGGCCTCCCCTGCCAGGTCTCCAGCCGCCTTGGCCGCCCTGGCCTGGGCAGCCAATTGCTTGTAGATCGACCCGTCTGGGTCCTTCTCATTCGGCCATGACAGGGAATGGCGGGTTAGCTCCAGGTCATCCGGAACCCGGAACATCACGCGGAAGCGCGCCGGGTTACCGACCACGGTCGGGAACACCAGCGCCATGGCATCCAGGTCGATGCCGTGCAGCTCGTAAAGTACATGGCGAGTCCACTGGACATCATCGACATCGAGCGAGCAAACCCGGCTCGGGCCAAGCACCACGCCCAGGTTGTGCGCAGGGTTTTGTTGCCAGAACCCCGCCGCTGCCTCGGCGTCAGTGTAATAGCCGCCGGGCTTGTTCCAGCCCAGGTCCTTGGGGGCCTTCTCGCCTGGCTCCATAGAAACCAGGGCCAGGCCAAACTGTTGGATATAGCGTTGCGCCCACGCTGCTGTGGGCGCTTCGTTGACCGGTTGGTTCATCTGCGCCGCTCCCGCAACTCCTTGCAGGGGACACAGGTTTGGCACCCGGGAGCAGCCTGCCGGCGAAGAAGCGGGATCGGTTCGTCACAGTCTTCGCAGAATTCCGCGCTGGCGACACCAGTTGTCTGGCGCTGGCAGCGTTCCAGTGCCACTTGCAGGAAGTAGTCGGCCTGGTCGTTGGCAATATCGATCACATCAGCCATGGAGGTCTTCCTCCATCGCTGCGCGGGCTCCGGCCATGATGCCCAGGACAGCCCGAATCACGTCCGCGCCGTGCTTCTCCAGGTCCTCTACTTCGTGCGGCTCCCAAATATTGTCGGCGGCACCGCGATGCATGCTTGAGACGAACATGCCGGCTTCATGAAGTAGCCGGCTGACTGACTGCAAGGCTTGGTGCGTTGGCGCGGCAGGCTCAGGCTTGTACCAGACCATCCCTGCTGGGCGCATCAGCGCGTCCAGCAGCACCTCGCTTTGGGTCAGTCGGATAACCTCTTCAAGCTCGTCCGGGTCCAGCCAGCGATGCTCGAAATCATGCTTGAGCTTCTTTTGAAGGGTGTCGTAGTCCATGACCATATCCACCGCCAGCGCGGTGACGCCGCCCCGGTAGCTATGGCCAGCGCGATAAATCGCTTTCCTCAATGAAAGTACCGGCTCGACGGCCGTTGGTTTGGATACGCGACTCATAACCGTAAATACCTCTTTTACGGTCTAGCCAGACCATAGGGCGCGCCCTATCATCCAGCTCACGACCGATGTGCATGTGCTGTGTATCGTCGTAGCCGGGCTGGGGGATCTTGTGGTGAGAGGTCCCAGCCCGGCACCTTTATGCAGCCGCGGACAAATCCTTTCGGCGGCTTCCAATTGGGCGAATCTCAAATGCCATTACTTTGCCCCGGGTTACAAGGACGCGAATGTCCCGGGACGAATTGATCATCTGTGATACCGCGCTTTGCGAAACATCTAACAGCTGAGCCATCTCTGGTTGGGTTTTCCCCCTGGCAAACTCGGCAAGGGGAGTACCTATCTCAATTTCCATCCTTCGCTCCTCGAATGGGTGCCCGACCAAATATTAGTGTTACTTCTATTTAGAGGCAAGCAAGAAATAAGCGTTACTCTTTGAACGACATAAGCAGCCCTTATAGATTTGGCCGCATGACGAAAAAACCTACCTACATCGCCGAAGAATCCTCCCGCCTGAAGAAGATTTATCAGGAGAGAAAAAAGCAGGACCCGAGCCTTAGCCAAGACAAGGTCGCGGAGGATTGCGGCTGGTCAAGCCAAAGCGTTGTGAGCCAGTACATGACTGGCAGAATCCCTCTTAACATATCCGCATTGATAAGCCTGAGCCGCGCTTTGCGGTTCGCCCCCGAAAGCGTCAGCCCCCGATTGGCAGAAACTCTGGCGCAGGCAAGTAGCGCCCAGATTGATACCACGCCCACAAATGGCCACTGGCATCGAAACACAACGGATATGGGATCGGCGGGGAGGCTGTTGCCTGTGATCGGATATGAAGAAGCTGTAGCCTTTCTTGAGGCGGATGATGGAACCCAACGGATAGAAACAGAAGAATGGGTAGAAGCAGGTGGACCTGCTGGCCCTCGCGCATTCATCCTGCGCGTAGAAGGACGAAGCATGGAACCTGATTTCAAAGCAGGCGATAAGGTAGTAATCGACCCCGAGATGCCCTGGAAATCGGGAGATTTTGTGGTTGCCAAAAGAGTCACAGACAAAGCTGTTAGCCTCAAGCAAATCAGCCAAGAAGGTGGAGAACTCTATCTATATGCAACAAATCCTGACTGGCCGGAAAGGGTAGTGAAAGCCAGTGATGAATGGCTGGTCATCGGCCGTGCTAGGCGAAAAATCGTAGACCTGTGACCCATACAGCCTAAGAAACCCGCAACTGCGGGTTTTTTTGTGCCCAGAAGACATACATCCCACCAATTTATAAGTGTTACTGTTGACTTATTAAATCAGTAACACTAATTTTATCTCGTACCCCTCTCACCACGAGTACGAGATATGCAAACGACAACACAGCACAGCCCCACCCGCTGCCCGGTGTATCTCCACCCCGCAGCCTGCACCAGCCCTGCCGCCGTCGAGGCCATCCAGCGCCAAACCGGCCTGCTGGTGATCGCCACTACCCGTCGTATCGCCACCGCTAAACCGGTGGACCTCGGCCCGTTCGGGGGTGATGCAGCATGAATCCAATTCTGATCGGCCTCGCCGGCCTCGCTCGCTCCGGAAAATCCACCGTCGCGGATCACCTGGCGCAAGTCCACATGCTGGAGCAGTACGCCTTCGCAGATCCGCTGCGCACCGGCCTAATGGAGATTTTCAACCTCGACGTCGAGGACTTCGAAGGTGACCGCAAGGAGCAGGAACTGGCCTGGCTGGGGAAGTCGCCCCGCCACCTCATGCAGTCAATGGGCACCGAGTGGGCCCGGCAAATGGTCCATCCAGACGTCTGGCTCAAGATCGCAGAACAGAACCTGAACTACATGCAAAACGCCCTAACGAGCGTGATCGGGTTCGTGGTCAGCGATGTGCGCTTCGAGAACGAAGCGGACTTCATCCGCCGTCGTGGCGGCGTGGTGGTCCACATCTGGCGAACAGATGCCCCAGCAGTGAACCCACACATCAGCGAAGCCGGCGTTGAGCTAAAGCCCGGCGATCTGCTGTTGACCAACACAGAGTCGATCTCGCACCTCAAGGTCAAGGTCGACCAGTTGCTGGAATGCATCCGCAACCGCCCCCAGCGCACCGCAGCCTGAGGCCACCACCATGAACCGCACCCTCGACGAAACAGCGGCACTGCTAGGGCTCAAGCCTCGCGCCTTCCGCGCAAAGCTCCGCGAACTGCACGTTCTGGCCGCCGACGGGACCCTGGCCAGCCACCACCGCGACCAAGGCAACCTGTTCGCCGACCCGCGCTCGGTGCAGATCGGCAAGTCGGGCCAGGTACGGCATTACGCCGTTGTGATGGTTACCGAAGCCGGCGTGTCGTACCTCGCCAAAAAACTGGGCATCACCATCGCGAACAAGGAAGCCGCAGCATGAAGACTAACCACCTCCACGCCTTCACCCGCACCACTGACACCCTGGCCCTGGTTCCGATCTTCCTGGGCAGCTTGGCGCAAGGGCAACGAGCTGCTGGTGAACCAGCCTTGACCATCACCGATCTGGCAGAAGTGGCCCACCGCGTTAACAGCGTGATCACTCCCGGGCTAATGGCCTTTGTCACCCCGACAAACACCCCTGGCATGCCATGGGGCGCAGTGGTAGCAGATGCCCACGGCCATGTCTGCGCCACCGCCTGTAGCGCTGATGCCCAGGGGCTGGCCGATCTGATCCGCACCAAGCTGCGGCCCCTGGCGGGGTCCGGGGAGGCCAGCCCATGAGCGACACCTTCGACCGACTGCGAAAGGAATGGCCAACGGACCACCCGACACTTACCGCCGTGCGGGAGCGCTATTTCAAGCACCTATCCAGTGATCGCTACCTCCTTCGATCCATCAGCGCAGGACGTATCGCATTGAAGGTAACTCGACTGGGCGGGACGAACAAAGGCACTCCTACCGTTTACCTGAAAGACCTGGCCGCCTACCTCGATGCCCAGCCCAGCAAAGCGGCGGCCTAGCAACGGTAGCCCCTGCCGACCAGGGGCAAGCAACCAGTGAGACACAGCACATGACTAAAGCACGACCCTTTATCGACACCTTCCGCGACATCGAGGCCGGCGGCCTGCTCGATGAACTGAGCGACGCCCAATACCGCCTGATCGATGCAATTCGCCTTTCCGGCAAGGGCGGCAAGCTGGTCATCGAGTTGAACTACAAGCCGGACGGGCGCGGCCAGATGAACATCAAGGCCGATGTGAAGGTGAAAGAGCCGACCCTGTCCCGGGGCACTTCGCTGTTCTTCCTCACCCCGGAAGGCAACCTCACCCGGCGAGACCCTCGCCAGCAGGATCTGCCACTGCGCCCCGTCATTGACGAGGACAGCCCAGCCACCCTGCGCAACGTTTCGCAGTAACCACCTCTCACCACAAAGACTGGAGCACATCCAATGCAAGAAGCCATTCAACAGTTTGTCAGCCTCGCCCAGGCGCTGGGTAAACCCTTTGACCATCCGGGCCTGCATGCCCCGGTGGCCCTGGTGCCCAACGGCGTCAAGGTTCAAGACCTGGAGGATCTGTTGCCCGCGCCGAGCCGCATTCGCCAGCAAGTCACCATGCTGGATGCAGACAGTTTTATTGAGTACGTGAACCGGTTCGCCACACCGGCCACGTCGGTGTTCTGCAACGGCCCCGAGGGCCGCACCTTCACCGCTGTACTGGACTATCACCAGCCAGGAACCCCGGCCTGGTCCGATCATACCGCCAGCTATTGCTGCCCCATTACCGTTGAGTGGGGGCGCTGGAAAGCCGCCGACCGCAAGCGGATGGATCAAGCCGCATTTGCCGAGTTCATCGAGGACAACGTGAAGGACATCGTCCAGCAAGACGACTTCCCAGCCGCCCCGAGCGCTGCGGACATGCTGGAGATCAGCCGCACCCTGGAAGCCAAGAAGAACATTAGCTTTCGCCAAGGCACCCGCCTCGATAACGGCCAGGTTCAACTGACTTACAACGAGGAAATCGACGGCCGCGCCGGTGAAGCGGGCCAGCTCAACATCCCTGAGCAGTTCTTTATCGGCATCAAACCCTTCTTGGGCGGCGATGGCTTCTGCATCCCGGCCCGCTTCCGCTATCGCATCGTCGACGGGCGCCTGGCCATGTGGTTCGAACTGATCCGCCCGGAAAAGGTGCTTGAGGAGGCGTACAACGCCGTGCGCGCCAAGATCAAGGCCGCGATCAACGAAGTACCGCTGTACGAAGCGACCCGCTAACCACCCTTGCAACACCCCGCCGCCGTCCTCTCACCACGTTACACATCCGGCGGCGGGCTCTATCGAGGATCACAGCACATGCAAGCCCAATACATGATCATCTTCGCCGGCGCCCTACTCGGCGTCCTCGCCTTGGCCTACTTCATCCGCAGGGCCTTCCTGCGCACCCTGGCACGCGCCACGGCAGACTATCGGGACCGCAACCACGCCTTGAGCAGCGACCTGGCGCGAACTGCCGAGCGCTGCCAATCACTAGCGGCCCAGGCGACCGAACACCAGGCCCAACAACAGCAGCTCAAAGCCCAGCCCTTCACCGTGGACGATCAACAAACCCTGATCCGCATGGCCCAAGCGCTGGAGCTGGCCACGAAGACGTTCAAAGCACTCAAGGCCGAAGATGCCCACGCAAAAGCTGCCGCGCTCATTCCACAGGCCAGGGAACTGGCTTACCGAGTTTTCCACACCGCCACAGCGGGCGCTGCGCTGAATGCCGATTCGCTCGATACCCGCCTGATCGAATGGCTGAACACCCATGGCAGTTTCTGGGCCGAGCCGGAAAACAGCACCGTTACTTTCCCTCATGAAGCCGAGACCGAGGGCTATCCGCACCTGCGGGACGCCTTGCGCGAGGCTTACGAGCGGCACCAGCAGCGCCAAGCAGCGGACTGGCCCTGGGGGGACGTGGCATGACTTCCCTGAAAACGCCTCCTTTCGACTTCAAGACCCAGTATTCCCTGAACCTCAACGCTCAGGACGATGAAATAGTGGTCGACTTCTTCTGCGGTGGCGGCGGCGCAGGCACGGGACTCGAAATGGGCCTAGGCCGCAAGGTCGACGTGGCGAAGAACCATAGCCGCGCAGCGATCAGCATGCACACCGCCAACCACCCGCACGCCCAGCACTACACCACCGACGTGTTCGACGGCGACCCCGACGAAGAATGCCAGGGCCGTCGCGCTGGCTGGTTCCACATGAGCCCCGATTGCACCCACCACAGCCAGGCAGCCGGCGGCCAACCGCGCAAGCGCGAGATCCGCAACCTGTCCTGGATCGGTCTCAAGTGGGGCGGCAAGAAGAAGCCTCGCGTCATCAGCCTGGAGAACGTGAAGCAGATCCTGCAATGGGGCCCCTTGATCGCCAAGCGCGACAAGGCCACCGGACGAGTAATGAAACTCGATGGCACCGTGGCTGCCATGGGCGAGCGCGTGCCGGTGCACGAACAGTTCCTGGTGCCAGACCCTAAACGTCGCGGCGTCACCTGGCACCGGTTCGTCCAGTTGCTGGTGGGCATGGGCTACCAGGTGGAATGGCGCATCTTGAAGGCTTGCGACTACGGCGCACCCACCACCCGTGAACGCCTGTTCATGATCGCACGCTGCGACGGCCAGCCCATCGTGTGGCCAGAGCCAACCCATGCAAAGAACCCGGCCAAGGGCCAGAAGAAGTGGCGCACCGCCGCCGAATGCATTGACTGGACGATCCCGAGCAAAAGCATTTTCGGGAGGCCGACGCCGCTAGCAGATGCCACCCTGAAGCGAATCGCCAAGGGCATGAAGAAATTCGTCATTGATGCCGCTGACCCGTTCATCGTGCCTATTGCGAACTGGTCCGGCGACAGCGTGCAGTCAGCCCATGAACCGCTGCGGACCGTAACGTCCTGGCCCCGCGGCGGATCGTTCGCCATGGCCAGCCCGATCATCGCGCCAGCAACACATCAGGGCAGCGACCGGATAAACGACCCGTCCGCCCCGCTGCCGACTGTGACCTGCGCGAATCGAGGTGAACTGACGCTGATCAGCCCGGTGATGGTTGGGGCTGGCGGCCCAGTGTACTCAGGCAAGCCAGTGAGCGTGGATCAACCAGCCGGCACGCTGATGACCCAAAACCACCGGGCGCTCGCTTCGGCCTGCATCGTCCAGGCCGGACACGGCGAGGGCTCCGGCACAACCAAGCGCCGCTCCCACGGAGTGAACGACATTTGCGGCCCAGTTGGCACCATCACCGCCAGCGGTGGCGGTCAGTCCATCGGCACCGCCGTGATGATCCAGGCCAACGGTGGATTCAACACCACGCATGCCAAGGACATTCTTGATCCAATGACCACTGTGACCAACACCGGCAGCCAACAGCAACTGGTGACCGCAAACCTGGTGCACCTGCGCGGCAACTGTGATGCGCGGGATGCTGGTGATCCCCTGCACACGATCAGCGCCGGGGGCACTCACCACGGGCTGGTCACCGCCTTCATGGAGCGTCAGTTCGGCGCCAGCGTCGGAAAGGGAGTGGACGAACCGGCACCAACCATCACTGCCGGCGGTGGCGGTAAAAGCTCACTGGTCGAGCTGCAACTATCGCCAGAGATTGAAGCAGGCGCGTTGCGGGTCGCGGCATTCCTGATCAGCTACTACGGCGCCGAGAACACGAGCTCAACCGACGCGCCTGCGCCAACCATCACCACCAAGGATCGGCTGGGCCTGGTCACCGTCACGATCAAGGGCACGCCCTACGTGATCGTCGACATCTGCCTGCGGATGCTGCAACCGGCTGAGCTGTACAAGGCGCAAGGCTTCCCTGCCGATTACATCATCAGCCACGGCGCCGACGGCAAGCCCTTCACCAAAACCCAACAAGTTCACATGTGCGGTAACAGCGTCAGCCCACCGCCCATGGCAGCCATCGCCCGAGCAAATGACCCGTGGCGCCAAACCGAGCAACCCAAGGAGGCCGCATGAGCCAGAAACCTCTATGCGACTGCAACCAGGGTCGCTTGCCCTGCACCTGCAAAGCCGACCCGACAATACGAGGCTGGCTCTTAGTCACCCATCCAGATGGCCACGACTGGGTTGTGAGGACTGGAAGCAAAGAGCATGACCGCGCCAGCCGCGCCCAGCATCTGAGCATCGCCACCTTACTGCCTGAAAGTGTACTCGGGACCACCACACAGGCCGTACTTGACGTAATCACAGAACGTCAGCGGCAGATCCGGGATGAAGGGCGCACACCAGCGCAAGACGATCAGTATCGAGGCGGACAACTGGCCCGAGCCGCAGCGTGCTATGCGCTGGCCGGATCAGCAGCACCCGCAGATCAAACAGCAGCACTCCTGGTATCGCTTGCTTGGCCATGGGAGTCGAGCTGGTGGAAACCGACGACCTCCCGGCGAGACTTGATCAAGGCCGGCGCACTGATCTTGGCAGAAATCGAGCGTATCGACCGGACCACTCCAGGAGGCCAGCCATGAGCAAACTGTCATACCGCATGCAGGACACGTTGAGGGATCTGCACAAGCGTCCGGACGGCTATTACGGGAGCTGCACCAACTCAACGATGAATGCGCTGAAAAGGCGCGGCCTGGTCGATATCGAATGGTCAGAGGCACCCGGCAGCATCTACCGTCGCGAAAAGTGGGTGATCACACCGGAAGGCGCAGCCGCACTGGATAGCAAAACTACCGAGGGCGCGAGCCATGAGTAACGAACTGCGCGAACTGCTGATGCGGATAGTCGGCGACAGCTACCAGGACAGCCTGCGTGCAGTCGGTGAACTGCGCGCCCTTCTCGCCCAGCCTGCCGACACCGTTCTCGGCTTCAAGATCGTGGAAGACCCGAGCATGGCGCCGAACACGATGCGAGCGGTGCAGCCAGCCGCCCAGCACCAGGGCGAGCCGATCCTGATCCAGGCGGTAGCTGTAACTCGCCAGAACGATGAAGGAATGTACCTGGAATGGCTGCTTGAAGGCGGGATCTGCGAAATGGAATTCCCTGGCCAAGTGCTGTTCGCCATGCCTGAGGCCAATGATCTGTGCGATGAGGACGGCAGCGCAGAGGTCTACACCCGCCCAGCCGAGCAGCCCGTACTGGTTTCCGATCAATGGCCCAAGCTGAAAAAACCTGCACTGGTGGGCGCCGGACGCTTCAGCATCGGCTTGTCCGCTCGCCTGGTAGTCGAGGCTGCGCAGCGGCACTACGAATACGAAATCACGCCAGAGAAAGAAACGCTGCGTATTGCAACGGGCGAAAACTTTCTGGCTCTACTCGCACAGCTTGAGCAACTGCGGGGGTTGCGCCCAGCAGTCCCCCCTCGCCCGCCGGAAGGCAATGGATTGCCCCGTTACGGTCTGCGCTGGAACGGTCCCCAGCAGCCGCTCGCAACACTTATGGACGACGGCTACTGGACGCCATGGCACCTAGCTAACGAGCTGCGCAAGGATGCCGAGCGGTATCAGTGGCTACGCTCCCGCGACCTCGAAACCATCAGCCATGGCGGTGTATTCGCCGGCTTGACCCCGCAAAACATGGTTCTCAACGAGGAAACCCTCGACGAAGCCATTGACGCGGCCAAGGCCCAGGAGGTGCAGCCATGACCGTCTACGTCGACGACATGAACGCCACGTTCGGCCGCATGAAGATGTGCCACATGTTCGCTGACAGCACCGAGGAACTGTTAGCCATGGCCGACCAGATCGGCGTAAAGCCGAAGTGGCTCCAGAAGCCGGGCACCATCCGCGAGCACTTCGACATCTGCCTCAGCAAGCGCGCTCGGGCGGTTGAGATGGGTGCAGCGGAGATCAGCTACCCGGATGACGTTGCCGAGCTGATGCGCAAGCGCAAGGCCGCAGCACTGGCGGTGCAGCCATGATCCTTCTCACATTCCCCGCCCTGCTCTACCTCGCCTGGCATATCCATACAGGGCCAAAACAATGAACCAAGCCATTGCTTACGCGAAAGCCAGTCTGCACCGGGCGATCAACCAGGGCGACAAGGTAATGACCATATCGACGCTTGACCTCAAGGACGTCCTGGCCGAGCTGGAGAAGCTGCAAACCCGTCAGGACCCTGCACGCCCTAGCGCGCCACTGGTGGGCTGGGCGGACCCGGAGAAGATCGAACAGATGCGCCAAGGCCACCGCCGATATCTCACTGTCAGCCGCAAGCGCGGCGAAACATTCACCCAACAAGTCTGCGCCACGAAAACGCAGCCAGCCAGCAACCAGACCGAGGAGGCAGCATGAGCGCGGCAGAGAAGGTCGAAATCGAGATCGAGCATAACTTCATCACTCCCGGTACATGGTTTAGGCAGAAACTGCTGCCGACGGTATTCGGAATCAGTACCGAGGCCGCCAGAAAGTACCGATCCAGGGGCAAATGGCTGGAGGGGAAACACTACCGAACCGATCCAGCAAACGTACTGGTCTACAACAAGGAAGCCATCGAGAAGTGGATGGCCGGCCAACCATGAAATCCAAGCTGCCACCTGGAGTCGAGGCCCTGCCAAAGGGCCTCGATATCAACGGAAACCAACTGCGGATCGCCTTCATGTTCGAAGGCGAACGCCGCCGCGAACCGTTGCGCAACATCACCAAGATCAACAAAGCCTCAATTGCCTATGCGGACAACAAGCGCCGAACGATCCTGGCCGAGATCAAGGAAAATCGATTCGACTATGCCGCGCACTTTCCCGAATCAACCTGGCTGAAATCCAGGCAGGAAGGACAGAACAAACCAGACAATCGAACGGTGGCCGAGGGGATCAAACGCTGGCTGTCAGTGCAGGACGCACTGCGGGCCAACAGCACCAGCCGCAACTACGGCAGCAAATCCAAGCACGTAGAAGCCTGGAACGGCGCAGCCCGCATCGTTGACATCAGCAAAACCGACCTGGAGCTGTTCCAGGCCCACCTGCTGAAAAAAGGTCTCGCCCCGAAGACCGTAAATGACATCTTCACCATTGTGCGCGGTGTATGGGCCGATGCCTTCGGGGACGGCATCATCAAGGCAAACCCGCTCGATAGAATAAAGAACATCGAGCGCGACCACGACCAGGACACCGCCGACCCTTTCAGCCGCGAAGAACTGGAAAAGCTCAGCAGGGCCAGCGTCAAGCGCCAGTCGGATATCAACATGATCCTTTTCGACTGCTGGGCAGGACTATCTGTTTCAGAATTGATCGCCCTTGGCGTCGATGATATCGACTTAGAAAATGGTGTCGCCTGGGTCAGGCGCGCCCGAGTCGAATCGGTCTATAAGGTGCCGAAGGAACGCAGCCGTATACGGGCCGTGGAATTGATAGACCCGGCTATCGACTACCTTCGGCGACAACTGGAGGAAACCGCGCACCTGCCACCGGTCGCCATCACAGTCCTGCAGCGCGACAACATCACCACCAAACGTGAGAACGTTCGCTTTGTATTCCGTAATGGCATCAGTGGCGAACCCTGGCACGCATCGAGCCTCGGCCGATGGTTCACAGGCATTCTCAAGTCTGCCGGGATTCGGCACCGTGGCCCCAACCAGTGCCGCCATACATTCGCCAGCCAAGCGCTGTCGAGCTATGTGCCCATTGAATGGGTGGCCCGCCAGCTCGGGCACAGCGATACAACGATGGTGAAAAAACACTACGGCCGCTGGATACCTTCGGACACAAAGAGCATGGCGGGTATTGTTTCCAAAATGATGGGGTTTAGGACGGACTAA